TTTGACGATCTCCTGCTAACTTAATCAATACATGTTGATCTAATTCAATTGCTGTCTTAAATACAGATTTAAGATGATCATCTAGAAAATCAAGGTGTTGAACACTTCCTCCATTTGTAATAATGGAACTCCATACATCATCAGTATTTTTGCCTAATTCTTCTAATACTTTTTCAAGATATGGATTTTTATTTAGATGAGATCCTACTCTTGTTCTTGAAGTAAATGCATTTGCTTTCCAAGGTTCAATACTTGGGCTTGTATTTACAATCATAGAACTATTTGCATTTGGAGCAATTGCTAACATATGAGCATTACGTCTTCCTGTACCTTTCATATCAGGAGCTTCACCGCGTTGTTTGCCCATAGTCATTGTTGCTTCGACTGCACGTTGCTTAATGTATTCAAAAATTTCATCATTAACTGCTACGGCTTCTTGACTTTCAAAAGGAATATTATGTTTTTGGAAAAATGAATGTAATCCCATCGCACCTAAACCTAATGATCTTTCTTGTTGCGCACTATAACGTGCTTTTGAAATTTCATCACCCGCATGATCAATAAAGAACTGTAATACATTATCTAAAAATACAATAAGGTCTTTGACCATATTTGTATCTTTCCACTCATCATACATTTCTAAATTAACTGAAGATAAACAACACACAGCAGTTCTTTCTTCATTAGTTACGAGATGGATTTCATTACATAAATTAGATCCTTTAATTGTAAAACCTAAATCTTTTTGTGTTTGAGGTAAAGCACGGTTTGCAGTATCAATAAAATTAAGATATGGTTCACCTGTTCTATATCTTGTTTCAAGAATATGTTCCCATAGTTTGCGAGCTTTCATTGTATCACGTACTGATTTATCATTAGGATCTAATAAATTCCAATCCTCGCCTTTTTCAACAGCTTCCATAAACTTATCTGTAATATTAACAGCGTGATGCAAATTAAGGCATTTACGATTAACATCACCTGTAGGAATACGCATATTTACAAATTCTACTATATCAGGATGATCGACATCCATATATGCCGCGTATGAACCTTTTCTTGTACGACCTTGACGATATGCAACCATATCAGCATCAACTGTATGTAAAAAAGGCATAGGTCCTGGAGCTTTCTTTGAAACGGCACGAATATCGTTCCAATGTCCACCAACACCACCACCTTTCACTGATAACCAGCGTAGTTCAGCAGTATGATCTATAAGACCTTCTAGTGTGTCTGGAACATAGGTAAGGAAACAACTAATAGGTAATGCCTTTACCTCTTCTCCTTTAATTGGGGCATTCGAGAGGACAGGAGAAGCATACATAAACCAGCCTTTAGAAACATAATCATAAATTCGTTGTGCTAAATTTAAATTATTACCACAAAAAGCAACAGCCGCTCGAGCAAAAGCGTGTTGAGGTGACTTTTCGTCTTCTCTACAATAATAGTCTTTCAATAATTTAAAAGACTGCTCTGACAATATTTTATCTCTTTTACTGTCGATTTCTATGCCTAAATGCTGCATTTAATTCTCCTAGTGTACTTGTACGTAGTTTCCAACCATAGGAAAAATCTTAGCAATAACGCATGCGATTTCTCTGGCTAGTTCCATGTGTTCTTTTTGAGTTCCATTTCCACTTCGTAATTCAATGAAATGAATCCATGATCGAAGTGTTCCATTAACATATAATCTTGATACGGTAAGTCCTTCAGGAAGAACTGCCCGCGCTTGTTCTTTAGCGATACCTTGATCAATTGCCCAATTATATAATTCTTTTGATTTTCTTATAAATTCCATTTGCTTCATTCTAAAATTTTCATTAATTCGTCTATGATTTTCATTACTGGAATCTATATCTATACTATTTTGTCTGTTAGTCTGATCTTGTAGTCTTGCATCTCTTGTAACGAATTCTAAATCTTCTACAGGATTTGCATATCTTTGACTAAACTCTTGAAATGAAAATGATCTATGACGTAAAAACTGTCTTGCGATATCTCTTGTAGTTTCAACTTCTATACATGCACTTGCCATTTCAAATGGAGACCAATGTTTATGTTTAGAAAGATAGTTAAGAAGTTTTTCACTGGTTTCAGTGTTAAATTGATTAGAAGGATTTGAGACTCTTGCTGCAAATGCAATAAGGTCTTGTACATTAGATAAACCTTCCTTTAAGATTTCTTCAGAAGGTTGTGAATAGCTAATCAGCTTAGCATGCATTATAATTTTCTCCATTCAGTGAATTTCAGTTTTGCTTCTAGACCTTTATAAACGTTTTGACTAATAATTGTTTCAACGTTATTAAGACCATTAAGAAACATTTCATTGATGTCCTTACCTGGAACATCTTTAGGCCATATACAAATTTTATAGCCCTGTTCTATAATTTTTTCCATACGTTTATGAATCTCTTTATTTCGAGGTTCCGCATCGAAAACGAATATCGCATTTTCATTTGCATGTTTGAGCGCTGATGTATTTCCTTCCGCTCCTGCCATTGCAACAGAATTTTTGAGGAACATGCTATCTAAAGCACCTTCCACAACATAATATGGTCGTTTGAAGTCAACCTTATCTAATCCAAAGATTTTAGGTCGATCATCAAACATGATAGTAATGTACCTTATGCCCGCGGGATCAAATCCTCTGGCCGACACTCCGAATATTTTTTTATTCTCATCAAGAAAAGGTATCACTAATCGAGGTTCATCTTTGTCTATATTCGAGAATTTATCTGGTATTATACCATTAATCCATGCCTTAAATTTTGGCGCATAGTAAAGACGATAATGATGATTCGAAGGAATCTTCCTCTTATCTATATATGTTTTTACGGGATGATTCCAAGCCAATTGTGAGATTTTTTTAATCTTTTTTAGTGTACTATTGTTAGTAAACTGAGGCGCTTCAAATTTGATTCCTTCAAGTATAGGCTTGTCTTTAGTTTTGTATTTATTGATAAATTTTTCAGAAACATAGTCTTTAAATGCAAGAGGGTCAACCGTCTTAAGAAAGTAGGAAAAGGATTGACTTGCTCCACAATTGTGACAATAGTAGAACAAATTGTTTTCTTTCTCAAGCAGCCAACCCCTTGCTTTTGTTCGTGACTTTTGTGAGTCACCACAGAGAGGGCATCTGAAGTTAATTTTATATGGATTAGTAGACCTAATACGAAACTGGTCTAAGCGTCCACCGAGTGTCTGCGCATACTGTATGTCAGTAAAATCAATCATAATATAAATCTATCTGTAGTATAGTTGAGATATTATACCATAGGTTGGTATAGATGTCAACTATTATTTAACGGTTTGTGTACGACCAGATTTTGGATCAACCTTATAAGCAAAGAAATCGACTTCTGGAAAGTCTTTTTTAAGGTCGAGGAGAGCTTTTAAATTTTCAAGATGATCATCAAATAGTCTTATTCTACCATATTCACCAGTCTTTAAAAAATTACGGAATATGACTTTTTTGTTTTCAGCTGAAGAACCACTACCAAGATTACCAGCTCTATGGATATGAACATTTTTAATGTCTATACCATGCGATTGAAACGTTTTAAGAAAAAGATCTCTATCGTCCATATCAGCACGAGCTGTTACAATAATAACTTTACTACCAGATTTTACTGCATTCTTTATTATTGCTTTAGCTTTGGCTATAATTTTACCAATGGGTGTTGCTGTTTGAAAAAACAATTTAGATGATTTAAATTCTGAATAATCATACTCTTCACCCTTTTTTAATTTATAACTATTAAAAGTTTTAGGGGTAAGAGATTTTACAATCTTATTTGTTTTAGTATCACGTACTAATACACTAGCTTTTGATATAAACATTGTATCATCAATATCAAAAATTGTCAATCCTTTTGAACCTTTTTTTTCTTCTAGATATTCTTGGAACCTAATCATATTGTTATTATATACTAGTTTATGTGAAATGTCAACTGTTATTTATGAAATAATGAGATATCTAAGAATTGCACTACAAATGTGGCTACTGCGATTGCACCAATCAACCACCATTTAAGGTTTTCAATTCCTCTTATACGAACTTCTTGGTTATCAATCTTATCTTGTAAATCTTTTGCAATATTTTCAATAAGTCGTATTGTTTCTTTGTGTCTATCTTCATGCCATTCACGGCTACGCTCGTTGACTTCGGAGTGTTTATTTCTTGCGTCTTCCATAGCTTTAAGCATATCCCTTCTAAAGTTTTGCTTGTGATCGTCAAGTTCTTCTTTTAAAGCAAATTTAGTCTCAACATTGATGCGTGACTGAGTGTCGATTTTTTCTTCTAAGTAATCGAGTTTCTGATCAAACCTCTCAATAATTTGCTGTTGTACAGCCATGCCTTTCGATAAAGCAGTGATTTCATCTACAACAGAATCAACCTTATCAAAAAATCTTTCAATTTGTTTGAGGTCGTTTTTTATAAGAGCTATGTCTGTTTTGATATGTGAAACGGTGTCGTCTGACATCGTGCCTCCAAGCTAAAAAAATTATCACTTAGTGCATTATGTTGACAATTGTATTTATTTGAAAATGGGCTTCTATTAAGAATTATATTATAAGTTTTTTTAATCTTTTTCTATAGCTAAACCAGCACCAGGTTCGTCATTAATTGTAACGTTCCTATAGTACACAACCACCTCTCCGAGCTCTCTGATGTACCTACGGAGCTCTTGAATGTTGGCTGACATTAACTCATAATCTTTAATTGTAGTGGCTACAAAGAGGACGTCTCCACCATTAGCGGCTTTGATATCTTCCATGAATCTATCTAAATAGGTATATCCTTCTGGCCACTCTGGATTATCTCTATCTTCTAATGCACACGTTTTAGGTCGTGTTGTTTGCGGAGTTCCATCATCATTTAATACAGGATTGCCCTGATCATCAAGTCTTGGAATTTGTTTACATGGGTTTGCTATAACTGCTTCAGATACTACATACCATTTAGGTTCTTCTAAATTTATAGGTCTTGGTAATGTAGGTTGGATGATTTCTATACGAACTGGCTTAGTTACAATTTCAACTTCTTTGGTACCTAAACCAAGAATTGAACATCCACTAATCAGAAGAAGTGCTAGAGAGCTCGCTAATAGCTTTAGTATCATTCTCAATCTCCTCAAATGCTGCTTTAGTACCATTATTAATACGCGTCTCAATAAGGCCCGGCCTCATAAGAGCGAGCCTGTCGAGATTGTGTCTTCTGAAAATATCTAGATAACGATCTTTTTCTGCTTCAATAGCAGCGTTCGCACGAGAAAGGTTATTTAATGCTTCACCTTGTTTCTCATACGATTCTTTCATTGCGTTGAATGCAGCAGCTTGCTCTTCAATCGCATATTCTAATTTGACATTATTTTCTTTTAATGTCTGATTTTCATTCCATAGCCAATAACTCGCGCCACCAAGCACGAGAATCAACGTTAAAAATATCTGATTAAACACTGATTATTCCTTTGCATAAGAATGCAGTGTTATTTTTTAGATTTAGACTCTTCTTTCTCGTCTTCGTCTTCGTCTTCGTCGTCAGACTCGACTTCGTCCTCATCAGATTCGTCTTCATCAGACTCATCTTCTTCGTCTTCGTCTTCGTCTTCTTCTTTGACTTTACCTTCAGCCATTTCATTATATTTTTCTTCTAAAGAGGCACGAATTCTAGCATTCATCTCTTCTTCAAAAGCCTCTTTCATTTTAAGAGGATTATTATCAATTGCTTCGGCAATTATTTTTTCAATAGACATTTCTATTTCTCCTATTTAAATTAACTTAGCTCTGTATATAAAACCTGATTCATTAGGTTCAACTGTATTTGTTAATAAAGCGTTATAATATAATTCGTCAAACCCAATCTCTTTATCGTTGTCTTGATCTGGATTCCAGTTAGAGACTTTTCCACCAGTTTTTAAATGTATCGCAATACGTTTTGCGGTGAATTCTGATAATTTAGTTTGGTACTGACATTTTTGTTGAATTTCTTCTAAGCCTTCCTCATCTATAAGTGAAGATGGATATACAACAGCATCTGTACCTTTATATTCAGGGTCTTCATCGCCAGAATCAAAACCTAACATTTCACTTAAAGATACTTTACCTTTTTCATTTGAAGCTTCTAATATCTTTTTAAGATCTTTAGCACCAGATACTTGAATTGCCACTTGTCTCATTTCCATTTCTGGTTCCATGTCCAATGGCTCTTCCATATCATCTACTGGTTCTTCATCATCTTCGACTTCTGCTTCATTAATACTATTATATGCATTTTCTAATGCAACACGTAAACGCGAAGTCATTTCTTCATCGAATGCTTCTTTCATTTTTAACGGATCGTTATCAATCGCGTGTTGAATTATTTTATGCAATGACACTTTAATTCCTTTAACAGATTATCTTTTTTATTTATTAAACTTCTTCCATTCGTGACATCAGGCGCTCTGCTCTGTTTGTCACTTGACGATACCATTTAGAATCTCTACCTTCAACTGCAGCAGTTTTCCAATCACCTTCTAATACAGCAGCATTAAACTTTTTAAATCCACTCAAACGAGTACGACCCATGTTGAACATCATATTAACCACGATCTCTTGGACCTCTCCTGGGAAATCTCCAAATTCCCCTTCTCCGTATAGAGCGTGACATTCTCCGATGGCAGTTTCAAGATCTCTGTCGAAACACGTCCTGACTCTTTCTTCGTCAACACTTGTACCAACTGGTTTTCCGAATTCCTCATCACTTTCGAGGATAAGGTGACCGACTCCAAAGGTAGGTAAGCCGAGATGGTCGAGATAGATTTCATTTACTACTCCCTCATCGATTTTTAATTGTTCAAATACATTGTCTTTATTCTGTTGTTGCATTGTTTTACCTCTATCTTGACATAAAGTCAATAAAATTTTTCTTTTTATATTTACCTTGAGATTTCTTAGATACGCCAGGTTCACCTTGTGCTCCAACTCCTAATCCTGCAATAGCACCACTACCAACATTAACAGTTGGTTCTTCGTCCATATAACCTTTTTGTCTAAGCCAATCTTCTACAGCTGTTCGTATTTCAGTGCCTGTCTTACCTTGAACTTTATAATCGATAAGCAATTTACTGAGTTCTTTTCTATCTTTAGGAGAAACTTTCTTTTTAGCTTCTTCTAATTTAATTTCTTCATTTGCGAGTATATCTCCATACTCTTCAACGAAGCGGTCTAAGAAAGAATTATGAAAATCTTCAGATAAATCAACGTCTTCTAATAAGACACCATTTTGATTTCTATAATTTTCTGATTCTTTAATTAACCATAGAGCTGCAGCATAAGTAGCAAGTCTAGTAGAACCACCTGGTAATTTAGCTAATAGCTTTTTAAGATTTAAAATTAGTTGGTCAAATATACCAAAAGCTTTGCGCTGCTCAGCCTTAGTAAAATCTCTACGACGAATAAGGATATTACCTTTTCCGTCTATGATTCCTAATTTATAAGCTGGCCAGTTTTTAAACGGCTTTACAAGCCTTTTAATAAAACTGAAAACTAAAAATAAATCTACTACCATTAGATTTCCTTTAACCTTTGTGTAATTAATTCATCTGAAATTATACTATCAGAATTAATACTAATGTCGTCATATATGATTACTTGAGGCATGAAATTTAAATATTCCACAAAAGGCTTTAAATATTCATGAAACTCGTGTAACCGCATAAACAACATATTAGTTCCAATTGGACCAAACACATTGTATAATACAATGAGATGGTTTAATATCAACCTTTCTTTAAGTTCACCGTCTGATCTATATCTTCCGAATAATTTTCTGAGGTATTGAAACCTCTTCATATCTTCTTCAAATTCTGACATCTCAGTACACTGAGGGTTGTCGTAATGCTTCATTGCATATAGCAGAAAGGTTGATTCTGTTAACTTCATAATGAAAAAAGGTTTATGTTGTTAATTATTATTAACTGTCGGCTACGATTGTATCTTCAACTGCTGTGTTACCAGTAACACCCAAGTCACCTGCATCT